ATTGACCTATACATTGCTGAAATGGAGAAACAGAAAGCAGTAAGGCAACGTGAAAAAATATCAGCGGCCGCTTTGGTTGCAGTTACTAATCGCGCGAAAAATAGTGTGGTTAGCAACACGAGTTGTGAAGATGGTGTGGATGCGGACGATGCGGATGTGAACGATGCGGACACTACTGATAGTATAGATGATATAGATGATGATTTGCCCCCATTGGTTGATGGTACTGTCAATGATTACAAACTGGTAACCGATGCCAAGAGCGATGCTGCATGCAGTAATGCAATCGGTATCACATTCACCGACAACATGTATACATTGCTAGGAGACGTTATTTTCACTTTATGTTCTCCTTCGCTATGTATTATGGTGAATGGCGGCGTTGGTGATGGCGTGGATGATCATTCAATGATATTTGGGGACACCCCACATACACAATATCCAGATGATATCGACGAATCTGCCGTTAAATATTTGGATTTCTCGGTTGATGTTCTTACCCATATTATTGTGTTATTTATCAATGAGCATGTGGCAAGGATATTTGATCACAAAATTCGGGAGATGAAACATAACCCTGAAATTGCCAGAAAAAACAATTTTAACATTAGACTAACTGCGGAAGATTACCTTTTGGCGGTGAGGGAGATGTTTTCATCGGCCTATCATAAGAAATACGGTGATTTAGACATGGATCGCGACGATATGATGCAATTGCTTGGCATTCAAATAATCAATGAAAATAAGGAGTTGCTGATGAATACATGCCGCGACTTATTTGCACATCTGCAAAAAATTAAATAATTACTGCCGAATTTCATATACTAGATCGGCCAGTGAGCGATGGATTTGCGCAGCAAATTCGAGCGAACGTAGCGGAGCGTTTAATTAATTCGGCGGCAATTAATTTATTTTCGTGGAAATTTTCCAGCTATTAATATAGGACTATTTTTTGTATTAAAATATACTTATTGCCGACAATCAGCCAGAATTTTGCTATAACATGGTTTGTATGGCAAAATTATGCTATTAGCATTAGCTCCGGGAACTGCAATAATCGAGCCTCGTGGCCCACTAAACGCGCCAGTACGGCCGTGGAGACACATTTCGGGTCCTGCATCATTACATTCCGCAATATTACTCATTCGCAATTCTCTTGGTGCTTTAATCGGCATTTGCATAGGTGTATATCCTGTGCGCTCTCGGAATTCGAACTGATCTTTAGATCTGCCGGTGTTTGGTATTTTATATAATACGGTAATTTCATTATGCAATCTGCAATTAGCATCGCAATGCGGTCCGCACCCCGAGAGGAATGTAACAGGCTGGCCAAATGCTACCGGCGCAAGCTGCCGCCCGCTGTCCCCCAACCAGCGTGTATGGATCCTTTGATCATGCATCTCCGGATCATAGTTAGGATATAAAACTCCACTATCAGCACCTGACATCACTCTAGAATGCGCCTTATTACGTGCTGAACCGCTTACGCCATGTGCCGCCGGACCGTACACATCCGTGAGTGTGGGGCCAAACTCTCCTTGATAATGATCTGCTGATCTTGCAATATAATATCCATCGCAATCTTTGCTTAACCCCAACCCACCTGTTCGGCAATCAACACATCCGCAATGAGGGGATTGGTAAATAATACCATCAGGCGTTGATCCGGGTCTATGTGCAGGTACCATAAATTGTGTATATAGAGGCGTATTTATTCCTGGAACGGGTTCTCCATTGGCTAACCGTTCGCGTTCTCGCATCCACGGATTTGATTGCCACCGTCCGTTATCTCGGGGATGTAATGCTGGAATTGCGCTATTTTGGCGGGCAATATTGCTGTGAGCAATAGCACCGCCTGCAAATTGTGTATCTAAGTACGGATGATAGATATCCTCTGGGTGCATATCATGCGCTCTTATCTGCTGCATATTCGTATTCACGTGATTGTATAATATATATATTATATGATTACATCATATATGATTATTAATCTGTTTTAACTTTCTTCTTTTTTGGCACACTACATACTCCGTTCACACATCCAGCTGATTCTTCAGACGATGCGGCGGGAACGCTAGCTGTCAATCCTTCGACAACTGATCCCCCACTAATATGTCCCCGCATAAAATATGCAGATAATATGACTACTATTACTATTATTGCGATTAAAGAATAATTCATCTTTTTGTATATGCTATACGTTGTATAGAAAGTATATATTATAATATATACCAATTTAAATTGACCGGTTTAATTGATCTATGCGAAGACGCAACACCGCTGACGGAAAATACATGCAGTCTGACGGAAAATACATGCAGTCTGACGGAAAATACATGCAGATGGAACGCAAATTTATACCTGTTAATCCCATATTTATAAACCGCGCTCCGGAATTCAACTTCCCGAAAGTAGGAGAAATTATAGAAAAAGGTGGAAAGTTTATCGAAAATGCGTTCTGTTTAATGGTATCAGACGCGTTGGACGCCGCACGATCAGTATGCGCCACAAATGAAGGCCCGTTCAGCAATCCTGCCTTCAGACACGGGAACATGGAAAGAGAATTTATTCATTACAATAATGTTAATAATATGTTTGGCGGGCGTTTAGAAAATAGCAGAATTATTGATAATGAGTATGCTAATAGAGATAATATACATATTGATAATATACGACGATATATGGAAATACCAAGAGGATATAAAATGTCTGCCAATAAATCGGATGATATGGATGCGGGGTTACAGTGGACTAATAGAGATATACGAAGACAATTACACGAAAACATGAATTCAGAAGCGATAGAAACGAGTGACGTAAACGACATGATCAACAAACATTTTGCGAGACGATATATTGCTATCACTCCACGGCAGTATCCAATAAACTCGGTGAATGTTGCAAACGCTGTAGATAATATGGTAAATATTGATAATGTTGTTACGACAGCAAATGCAGAAGATTTAATACAATTTGAGCAACCTCCATTACTGCAACCGGCGGCACCGCTACTGCAACCATTACCACAACCATTACCGCAGCAACCACAGCAACCATTACCACAGCAACCATTGCCATCCGCCGACTGTTTGCAAAGCAGTATTCGCATGAGTGCAGCACAAACAAGATCCATTACCCACGGAGATATGAAAGACTCCAAAATCATATATGTAAATTTACTCGGCAGAGATGTCTCTGTGTTAGTCAGGCGGAAATCAGGCAAGAAAGAATTGGAATTTTACAGAGGAGGGGATTCCATTCCGGCCGACATGATTAATTTAGAGGAAGGGGCTACTAAGGGCCGTAAATACGTTGGCGAATTTGGAATGAAGGTAATTACCAATGAAAAGAAGTCGATTTTAGATATTTTGCACCGAATGAATCTATTAGAAGATAGTGGGCTAAGTAACGTATCTGATGAAAGCCAAGAAAAAACCGTCGCCGCAATTGCGTTCTTAATACCAGTAAGCGTATACGATAAAATAAATTGGAGTATACCTGAATATCTTTTGCGAGGTAAAAAAGTATGGATATTCTCACCGGGGAATGAAATCTCAGGTGGGGATGCTATTTGCGGACATGAAATTTATGATACATTCATTTCGCATACCTAAGTGCATACATAAGTTTACTTGCGCTTGGGTGATGCATCTCTGCTAGAATGGGGCAATGCTGAAGACATATTTGGACGGTTGCTGATGGCAGACGCAATTTCCAAAATATTCAGTGTTTTCTTCACAGAATCGATGTTAAGCAGGGATGATGCCATATTATTTTTTATTATCGAGAATGGAACATCGCTTCTCATATTCTGACGCTCTGTGGGCGGTTTGTCGCAAGAGTATCCCCGTGTAACAATATGCAATGATCCTTGGATATTCATGGGCCCACCAGATTCGCTTTCATGTGCAAGAATTATTCCTCTAATGTCGCTTAATGCGGTTCGCATGATTATTTCCGTGGTTGCGTTATGTGCGTTATGTGCATTATTTGCATCTGCAACGTGCATTTGATCTAAAAATACTTCAATAATCATAGCAACCACATTCCTCCATAGTGTATACTTGAAATTAAGACTAATTTCACAAGAAGGCAATTCCAGTATGTTAGTCAACCTCACTAATTCATTATACATATCAGTAAGGTTTGATATTTGTTTTGGCAATCCAGTAACAATCGCGCAGAATGTTTCCACCGGTAATTTCTTTTGATAAGAAAGAGTTCTGTACATAGTTTCCATCCTAGTATGCAACGGGGAATATCCAAGCGCATAATATCTATCCTTGCCATATTTTTCTATTGTTGGAGGGCCGGCCAATGAAGATGGGTATACATCCATGTATGTACCCAGCTGAGTAATGGGAATACCTTCTTTTACGACTCTCGTTTGTGTTTGCATATGGTGTTCAATATCATGTATGGTGCAAATAATATGTTCAAACACATCGTCTTTTTGTTCTGACATAGCACGCAAATGCGATATTCAATATCTATATAACAAATATTCAATATTTCGTGCGCATAAATATATACTCTATACACTTATCAGCGAAATGCCTGTACAGCGTGGAAAGGATTCGAACGGACCATATTACAAATGGGGGCAAAATGGCAAAAGATACTATTATTCATCCGGAAACACATCTTCTCGTACTCGCGCGCATCATAAGGCAGAAAAACAGGGACGAGCAATACAGTTTCGCAAACATTCACAGTAATACTTAATTCTCTATGTAATAGCGTCTGAGTGTGAGATCAGCCGCGAAGCGACGGTGTTTGAACGCGGCGAGCACCCGAAGGGGAGACCCCTACGGGGTCGGTGCGAGCAAGAGCGTTCAAACCCTAGCAAGCGAGCGAAGGGGGCGAAGGCCCCGCAGCGCGAAATTGAACTTGATATAGAGATAAGCATATTGTAACGCGAATATAAGGAAATCACATAATGTCTATCAGAATACAAAAAAATGAAGTGAACGGGGATTTATATGATCAATTATTTGAATTATTTTTGCCAACAGTTGTTAAACCAATTAGGTTTAAATCACAAGACGAAACATTTTATGCAAACATGATATTTTATGGGTGTTATTTGTACATCGGTGAAAATGTGTCCGCGGGGATCGATATCGAAAATGGTAAAGTAATATCTATAACCAAAAACAAATATGGTTATAGCAGAGAAGAAAATATGTCCTTACTAAATAAAATATTAGAATGTGCCAAGACCAAATTACTAGAAATATGTTCAGCACATAAATTAATGGAAGAATTTAAATTCAACAAGAAAACGAAATGTGTGGATATGAATATTACAATTTGCAATGTATGTGGCGATATTGTAATTGGCGGATGCCAACAATTAGGATTAAAGCATATTATTACATATCATCTTTCAACACGTGTATATGACACAAATGATCATTTTATTCACTATCCAGCAAACTATACTGAAATTACGGAAGATGGGCAAATTAACTGCATTATTTGCGGAAAAACATATGAAACACTCAAAAAGAGAGATTGGAAGGCTATTAGCACATACAATTATTGTAGTTATTCAACATGCCCAAGAAAACATTATAATTCTCATAATAACATACGTTGGAGAGAAGATAGGCATATTGTATTATGTATAATAAAAGATCATATGTTGTGCGAGCATTCTGATCCAATATTATACAAAAAGATGTATAATCTGCAAGGCTGAGAGCATAGAGTAGAATGAAATATTGAATTATACATATTTTGTGTATCTAAATCAGAAATATAATCATGGCCATTAGAATACAAAAATGCGATGTAAAGGGCGAATTATACGATGGATTATTTGAAGCGATGTTGCCGCACCCCAGGGCAATTTACTATTACAACCATACTAAGGAAAATGAGTTTTATGCAAATATGATAATGATGAGATGTTATTTATACGTTGGAGAATCCTTCATAGAAATAAATACAGAAACTGGTAAAGTATCATATACAACATTTGATGGATATAACTGGAGCAAATTGTTGAAAGAAATATTGAGTGATTTTACTGATCAGATTCTTGAGATATGTAAGGCGTATGTTTTGATGAAAAAATTTAATCACGGCAAGAAATCAAAAAGATTTATAATGGTGACAAAACGTATGTTTATGGGTATTTCGATATGCAACATCTGCGGCGATATCATTATTGGGGGGTATGAAGGCGATGTTGGCTTACGACATGTAACTGAAATCCACGTAAATACACCTTTAAATAACCACCTCGGCCACCATCCGGCGGATTATTGCATAATATCTGAACAGGGAGGGCTGGAATGCTTAATTTGTGGAGAATTGTATGATGCATTCGGCAAGAAAGATTTACATGCAGTGCGCAAATACAATTATTGTGGTATGGTGTGCACAGCACCCGATCAGGTGAATAGTTTGTTTGTTCATAAAGGACATGCATCGAATGCATTGATTATAGCGATTAAGAATCATTTGTTGGAAAAGCATTCTGACGCTAAAAGATACAAAAACATGATAACAATTCCCGCACCGGGTATGTGATTGGGTAGGAAAAATATTGAATTATCAATGTTTTTTTGTATGAGCTATGCAAGTGATATCAGCAGGAGATATTCCATACGAAGTGTGGAATGATTTATTCGCACAACTGATTGCGAAGGAAATTAAAATACGGTCTAAAGTTGGAGGGGCAGAGATTTACGCTACAATGACCACGGAAGAAATATTCACGGATATTATGGTAATGAATGAATATTTTATGATGGTTGGAGATGGAATCATGTTTAGCATCGTCGATTTGCAAAAGTATGAACAAGCACTGTTACACATTGCATCTGGCAGCGGTATAGATTCTGGATTCTCTAAGGGGCATATATATGTGTGGAGACATATGAATGGTGGTGCAATAGCAACTGCTGTATACAATCTGCTAATGAAAATTCCACCAGAAAACATGTTAGAACTAATTAGAGCAATTAAACTGGTTAGGCAGTTTAGATGTAATGTATTGACTACGAATGCTGAATCAATACATACGCAGCAATCTGGCGCCGGAAAAAGGACATGGTTAAAAATGTGGATTATTATATGCAGAATTTGCAATAGTGTAGTATTAGCGGGAAATAAAAACATATGGAGCTTACATATCCAATTACACCACTTCCCCCTTGGAAGCTCGGTAACTCCATCTGTTAATTCAACGTATATGGATCCCAATCTCGCCTCATATATATGTAATTCTAGACCACATGCATCAAAGATTAAATCAACTGCAAAATGGATTACTAATCTCAAAGGAGATAAAAACAAATATAATGAGCCGGAAGCGGATAAAGAATGTTTAATTTGCGGAGAAACATATGAAAACATGACAAATAAGGACTTGGAAGCGATTGCCGGATGCAGATATAGAACATACGCATTGTATGGAAAACAAGCGCCTAAACCAGTATTTAATCCATTCAAAGAAATAGTCCTTTCGCATTTATTTACTTCACATGGAGATATGGATAGGGTGGGTGGAAAATTTGCGTCCGTATGGAAAGAAGCAGAGAGTATACATGATGCTTCTATAAAGGAATACGGATTAAAAGAAGTTTGGAATGATTTTAAGCATCTACGTTTTAATAGAAGGGCAAGGAAGATGATTGCAGAATCGAGTGATGACGAAAGTAGCGATGAATCAGAAGAACATTCTGAGGATGATGAAAAAGATGATGAGGACATGGATGACGATTCAGAAGAGGATAATGAAGACGATGGCGGTGATTAGTCTGCGTGCTAAGGTATATTTTTTGTAGCGTAAATATTGAATCCGCCTATCGTATAACAATCCATACTTGCACCTAACTTCTGGTAGCAAGATTAGACGCGAAGCGACGGCATTCTCCTGTGGCGACCGTAGGGAGCATAACAGGAGAATCCTAGCAAGCGTTGTGGAATGTCCATTTCAATACATTCAAGCGAATTACCGGGGAGGGTGTTCAGACGGCTATGTAAATCATTCGCTATTAGAACTAACATACCGCCGGATGATCAACAGGATTATTATCGATATCAGAACATATATTTGAACAATTTTCATTCCAAGGATATAGAAGATGCCAAACTGGCTTTGTTGTTGAAATTTGCGTGTTTGATGCATTTAGGGATATGGGTATATGTGAATTTGGATACACGTTTTGCAGATATACGTTTTGCAGATCACCCAGATGATGCAGATCACCCAGATGATTCATATGATATGAAAAAATCACTACATGCAAATACTAGTAATTCTGCATATTACGGCACGTACAATATGCGGAAGATAAAGAGAGCTGTATTGAAATTATTGGAATGTGAACCCATTAGTAGAGAATTATCTGCTGTAATTAAATATGAAAAAGTAAGCCGCGAGTTTAGAGGAATGCAATCAGAAACAGAATTACATGTGTTTGTATCAGTATGCAGATTATGTGATTCTGTAGTGTTGTGTGGTGGACTTGATTATGCATTCAGACGTCATATATATGAAAAACATTATGAATTAACCGACGTAAACAAAGATAGACCATTCTCACTCGGACATGCTTTGTCTGATTATGTTCACAATGGAAAATGTATAAAATGCAGCGCTGAATATGATATTTATTCTGACATTGCCCACCGTGATAATTTCATTGATTATTCAGAATATGTGGCGCATAAGAACAGCGTCGACGGATCACTCGACAGATATCATCAAATATCATGTGGTGGTCAATTTCCCCATAGAACACATAGATGGCGAAATACTGGATCAGCGTACAAAGATATTGTCGCCGCACATATATATGAATGTTTCAACGCTGATTGGATAGTGAAGAATATTTACCCGGGGCTGCATGAAGATGCGGAAGGCATAATTCGGCATGTTCGGCCAGGGTCGAGTTCATCATCTGATTCTATAAGCAGCTCTGACGATGAACCCGTACGTCGGTCTACAAGCGAATCTACGAGTGGTTCTACAAGTGAGTCGGAAACGGAATCTGATGAATCTGAGAGTGGTTCCACATAACGCTGCAGGGCCTTCGGCCCCTTCGCTCACTGGCTGATTTCGCTTACATGTTTTTTGTTCACAAGACCAGCCGCGAAGCGACGGCCGATCCGCGGCGAGCATCGCGAGCCAATGGCGGATCTGCCTAGCGAGCGCTTGTGCTTCGCACAAAATTGAATTCAGCATACGTAGATACGAATACCCGCAACGTACCCTATACGTAATGCCGTTAGTAATACCATCCACAGAAGTGCCGTCTGAAGTGTATAATAAGCTATTAGATGCATTTTCCATCAAAAATGGTGCCAGTATGCTAGGATGGATTTTTGATTTCCATTCAAATAACATTGATGACGCAAAGATGGTATTATTACTGAAATACAACTGTTTATTGCGATTAGGTCTTGCAATACATATTAATATTGACTCTGGTTCGTATGCAGACCCGAATTCACTAGATAGTGCAATTAAAAAAGGAAAGGTTTATATTGGCGACATTGATGGTTTTTCATTGGGTCATGTATATGATTCCGGTGCAATAATGTCAGCGTTGACCAAATTATTCACTTGTGGACCGATATACAAGAAACTGTGCGACATGATCGAACACATAAAAATCGCTCGTGATTTTAATTGCGATGATGCGACGTTCAAGATGGATTTTCATGTATCTGTATGTAGATTATGCAATTCGGTTTTAATTGGATCTTCCAGAAATATATTTGTACATCACATGAATAACGATCATAGTTCGATACGTAGTTTGGATGGATGCCGTCAGTTTGGATATGGTAATGCATTGTCTGATTACATTTACGATAACAAATGTATAAAGTGCGGCGGTATATATGAAATATTTTCTGATCATGTGGAAGAAGACCCTAAAATAAGAAAATATTTGCAAAAGGTTTTCGGCATGAGTCTTGATCCCCTCAGAAAAACCTTTCTGGACGGATATCATCAATTAACAAGACAGGACAGATATCCACATAGAACACATAAATGGCGCAATAAGGGTTCTGTTTACAAAGACGCGATAATAAGTCATATATTTGAATGTTTTGACATAGAATATGTGAGTAAGAACATTTATCCAGGATTGCAAGAAGATGCAATAATATTGGCCAATGATTATAGCGATGGGTCGACTTCTGAAAGCGAATCCGATTGTTCATTATCTAGCAGCGATTCTTCAGATATCGTACAGCGCCCACGCAGGGATAGACCAGACGTATCAGATACATCTACAAGTGAGCCAGAAAGCGAATCCGAAAGCGAATCAGATTCTTCTTCATCATAGATGAGCGTTGTTTTTTCGAGCGAATTATTTAATTATTTTTCGGCGGAATTATTTAATTATTTTTGCGGCGGAATTATTTAATTATTTTTGCGGCGGAATTATTTAATTATTTTTCGGGCGAATTATTTAATTATTTTTCGGGCTGAGTGAGAAAGTTTCATTTAAAATAAATTAATTGCCCGATGAGAAAGTTTTATTTAAAATAAATTAATTCAGCCGCATTAATATACGAAACTCGCAAATGAATCGCGAAACAGAAAATGAAGATGATGTTTGGGATTCCATCTCCGCATCATTTAAGCTGATGATATGTCCTGGGCAACGACATGTGCCAAACGGGCTTATCAACATGTATACGGATTCTAGAGGGGTAAACAAATTCACAATATGTGAATTATGCAAAGAGAATTGCTCAGTTCCAGGAGATTTAATAAACACTGACACATTAGTTGATACGAAATTGGCTAGATTTAATTGTGATTGTGAAGCTTGCGGAAGTCTTGGGCATGTAGAATTACGATCGGACAGATTTAGTTGGGGTTCGTATCCGTGCATGGTATGCGAAAATGAGTCTCAGACGGATAAGGTTAAAAGATGTGATGGATGCGAAATAACAATATTACTTTCGCGAGATTACTGTAGGGATTGTTGTCTGGTTTTAGGCGTATGTAAATGTGGGCAGGTGATGACGGATGCTGACCATTCATATCTGCGCACGTATTTTTGTTTGGGAATGAATATCCCCCTCGACGGATTAATGATCGGATTTGATCTTATGTTACAGAACGTTGCAAAGAATAAAATTGCATCGACAATAGGATGTTATCGCAATAACCCTTTAATGATAGAGAAATCAATGGACGCAGAGAAAATTCGGCGTGAATTTTCATATCATGCGAATATGCATGGCGCCGGAGAAGAACATTCATTATCGGACAGCGAGACAGATTCTGCATCGATTGATGAATTGATATTCCATGATGTGGATGGCGAATATGAACTGCTTGATGAGGACGAATATATAAATTTTGTAAATATGGATGCGGGTGTGGATACTGATAGCGATGGTGACGGCGGTGGTGATAGTAGCGATGAATAAGTTTATCTGTTCCAATATTGTAAAAAAGTTAAGTACGGAAGTTAATATACTCCAATACACCGGATAGCATGATTGTGGCAGTAAAAGTAGGCGCATGTGCAGTTATTATAGTGATGTGTTTAATAATCATATATTACATTGGCAAGGGAATTGTAACGAATGAACAAAATATACATTTAATGCGTTATTATGCAAAGAAGGGGTATTCTATATTAGGTGCACTCACCTCGATAATAAATGGCAAAGAAGATCAATCGCGGACAAGATCTGCTTGCAGCGGGTCAGTAAACACGGTGAGATTATCATCGGCTAGAATCCCCTCTAAATTTGCAGTTTATGCGAAGATGATTGAAGAATGCATCTCGAATGAGATTAAACGATACCAAAATGGTCAATTTATGCCAATTATGCATGACAGTGTAAAGGGTGGGAAACGTTTACGTGGCGCTATTTTGTTATCAATAGTGGATAATTCCGCACGCGAATATTTAACTGCTGCAACGTGTCTGGCTGCCTGTATAGAGCTTATGCATTGTAGTAGCCTTGTTTTTGACGATATTATGGATGGAGATATCTATCGGCGTGGATTGCCGTCAATTTATTATAAATACGGGATTGGTAAAGCGCAAATGGCGGGGATGTTATTGCTTACATCGGCAAATAATGTGATGCTGAAGGCATTTCGCTCAGGTGATTCTATGAATGCGAATACTAACGCCAGTATTGATACGGATGGCGAAAATACCGATCCGGCAGAGAGTACTGAGAAACTTCTTCCGGAAGAATATAAAATTAAATTTAGCGAAAGGATACTAGCGGCGGGGAAGACTCTTGTAAGCGGTCAAATGCGTGATTTGAATGTGGATAATGGGTCCGGCGGCGAGGATATTGACGTTCTCATTGATGAAAAGACGTCTGTATTGTTTCGGTTAATATTTGAACTAGCTTATGATATCGTGCATATAGGGCGCGCAAGTGATGCTGTGGGCAATAATGCTGCGGGCAATAATGCTGCGGGCAATAATGCTGCGCGCAATAATGCTGCGCGCAATAGCGTACTGCATGCAGGCGGTTTAGTAGGTACTGGATTTCAAATAGCAGATGATTTCGATGATATTGTACAAGATTCAGAAAGCCCAGGTGGGATGCAAAAGAATTATGTATTGAAGTATGGCACCAAGGCTGCACAAAAAAGGCTTGATGAAATCCACAAGGAATGCATTACTGCGTTTACCGAGGGCGGTATAATTAACTCGGATATTGAAGGAGTGTTAAGTATGATCTGCGCTGCGCCCACACGCTAGGGTTTGCAGCTACCGCTCGCTACGCTCGCCGCTGCAAACACCGTCGCTTCGTGGCTAATTTCGCGACCAAATTATGTGGCCAGTACCAGACGCGAAGGCGCAGGGGATCTCCGATCCCCGAGCCGAGCGGGGTGTAGCGGCGCCAGCCGCGTGACACCAAAAAATAATGAATCCGAATATCGAATTATAATAGTTACACGTCAGTATGGATCTAACTGGCACTGTCGAGTTTCATAGACATATCGACGGATATGCATACGGAGATCACGAAAAAACTCCCATACCCAAAGGAATATCAATGATGGGTGGTCTAATTGCTAGTATTCCTCCTTCTATAGGCAAGTTAGGCGGTGGATTAATTCAGTTGTATCTTTCGGATAATGCGATAACAGAATTGCCCCCGGAAATTGGTATGTTAATTCACTTGGAACGGTTTGATATAAATAAAAATTTGCTAACCCTTCTGCCTCCTGAAATCGGTAAACTGACATCACTGACCCATCTTAACATATCAGATAATAATATCTCAGCGTTGCCTCCCGAAATAGGAAATTTATCCCTGCTTAGAGATCTGTATATGAATTTTAATTGCCTGGCGTATTTGCCGGATGAGATTTGTTGTTTGGTTTCTTTAAAGAATTTTGGTGCGGCAAATAATAATTTACATTCATTGCCCGACGAGTTCGGCAAGTTTGAACATCTTACACGTGTTTTTCTAGATTGTAACTTGTTTTCGCAGTTCCCGCTGCAATTATGCGAATTAGAATCGTTGAACGAATTAAGTATCAATTATAATAACATATTGGATTTGCCAGATGAATTTCAAAATATCCGTGCGTGGCTGATTCATATATATGGCGCAAGATTCGAAATTAGCCCGCGTATTACTCAAATATTGTGCAATATGAAGTGTTGCAGAAATTTATCTATTGGAACATGTGTGAGCTCATGTGAATCGGAAAACGGAATTTGCTTTCCGCCTAAAGTAATTGCCCAGCAAATGTGGTATGTTTGTATGTTGCATAAATTATGGATGTGGCTGGTTGTGCAGAAGTATTACTATAGATGGAGATGCATTGTTATCGATCGGCGAGGATATTGTAAGGATTCACATGAAATTTACATCATCGCAAAATACTGCGCTAACACTCGCTAGGCAGATCCGCTTATGGCTCGTTACTCTCGCCGCGGATCTAGCCGTCGCTTCGTGGCTAATACTGGATCATTTTTTTATATACAAAATCAGACGCGAAGGCGCTTGCACGAGCCGAGCGGGGTGTAGCGGCGCCAGCCGCGTGACACCAAAAAAATGAATTTGGCTTTCAATAAGCATACAGACGTATAACAGTGGTTTATAGTACTTTGTACCTTGGAATGAATATCGAAACAACCCCCTCTTTGCTCGACATCAAATTCGAGCTCCCCAGCGATTGGTTTATCGTGCTTGACACTAACAGATCAGAGGCGAAGTCGTGTGTGTTTGGTGGGGTTTTAGTCATTGATGATCTGCGCGAAAGTGCGGCAGGCGCAAGTATCGATACGGGTAATTTATTTCTTCGTTTCGATCCGTCCTCCAGCTCTATTGTTATCGCACGTCCGCCTGCGCCCTTGAATACCGCAGTAGGCATAAAAAAAGTATCATTTGAAGGGGTGTCGGCAAGTGTCGCCAAAATGATAGAAAACTGCATGCGCGGGTTTATGCAACGATACATGGAGGTCAAGTCGCAAATGACCACACGTGCGGTTGAGGATAATGATGTATGCATGGTAAAAAAGTGTTCTGTAAAAGGAAAATATAGTATATATCAAATGGGCGCGGATGGAGGATCTGGCGGACTTGTTATCATTGTGCGCGAATCTGAACTTCGTGTTGGTAAAATCATCTCTGGTATATCTTTGGTTGAATGTGGCAAAACATATCCAATTATGATAATTACCGTCTCATCATCGATGGTGCAGCAACACATCCCAGCAATATATAATGTTGAATTTACGTGTTTGATAGGTGGATATTGCATCGGCACACTTAGTTGCTTGAACCCCCTGGCTTTGAGGGTATGCAAAGAGAAAATCCAGGAGTATTTCGGGGATGCGGCTTAACTGTTTAAATGAAAGTAAAACATATTAAAGATAAAACACATACAGGTAAATTTCAAGATAAAGATGAATCTATTAATATTTTTTCATTCATACATATTGGTTTCGCAGGATCTGTGTATTTTGGGGGTCTGCCGCGTTTATGATTTATTTCTGCATTTTTGGCTCGTTTATTGCGAGCTTTTTCCAATATTTTATCCCTGTTTTCGTAGTAATAATTATTCCTTTGTTTTTTGATTTTCTCCAGATTCCTTAAATAATGTTTGCGATCGTTTTCAGATCGGTCTGTAGTACGGGGGCATTTTTCTACAATATCTCCTTTTTCGGGCTCTTTATTCTCTCCCATAATTAATTATTTTTTGTAATAAAAAGTTTATTGCGTGTAATATACTAATTAATATTCTTCGAGCAAGATCTATATTATTAATTAATTTCTTAAATTTAGGAGATAAAAAATTATTCCGTCTTTCATCAATTATTCGCAACAGTACACAAACGAACGAATAGTTAACAACCGAACATCAGAATGATATCCGACTATATGAAAGATAAGATAGATTATTCCGACAATTTATTTGATGATGAAAATGACTTTAATATGGAAACAAAAAATACAAAAATAGCAGAAAAAGAGAAGGAAATTAAACGATATGAACGAGCGATTAGTCACCCATTTGCGGTCAGAGAATTTATTCCACATGTTGGTAATACCCATCATGGATTTGAATCCGCACACAAGATGATTGAATTCATCGAAAAAACGAGATGGAAGAATCATGAGATACACGAGATGATATGTAACAATAGCGATAACAAAAGGCATTTACTTTATTTTGACTTTGATGGTAAGTCTGAAATATTCAAAAATAACAATATTGCCATGGAAGATTTTATTGATTTGTTTCACGGAAACATGATAGAAGTTTTCAATTCACAAGGAATATATAATCCGGATTATAAAACCTTGACGTGTGATAGAGACGGCAAATATTCTACACACTTAATCTACAATGTGAGTGTTGTATCCAGCCATGCGAAATGTATACCTCTTTACATAGAACGCAAGATGGAACAATGTTTGGAGCGCCTTGGTTCTGATCCGGAATTAGCGAAATGCATAGATACGGCCGTGTATAATTCAATATGCAGTTTGCGTATTATGGGATCACCTAAATATGAGAATGGAAACGATGTAGGCAGGTTGGTTATAAAAGATGAAGACGAACCATTCGACTATAAAACCCTTGTTAATGTAATTAGCGAAGATACAAAAGAATTCCATTGTTTGGCTCCGTATTGTAGTAAAATTGGTGAGAACGCTGATAAAGCCATTGAGAACATAACCAACCATCATTCGCAAGAATACATAAAGAAAGTATGTGATTACATTGAGAAGCATCATCCTAATTTGCGAGTTAAAAAAGTTGTTGGCGATAGCCTTATTCAAACAACCAATGATCGTACGCTTCCATGTGGTATTTGTTGTAGAATTCATGATAATGACAATCAGTATTTTACTATTCATGCAAACGGCACTGTAATAATGAGATGTCATAGAGATAAGACAAACTGGAAAGTGGAAATGAAAAGTGACGATAACATCGTGAAAGTGCATGTTAATCCAAAAGCGAAATTGGCAAAGATTATAATGATTCAGCAATTGATCAGAACATGCCAAGCGGGATTAAAACGTTTGCTAAAGAACCCACATATGAGCTCGGCCGATAAGTATCTACAATCGTTGGTAGACATAATGGCTCATCAAAAGCATGTTGCAGTAGCGTCGCCGATGGGAACCGGAAAAACAAAAGCATTATTTGAATATCTACGCAGTTTGGATGCCACTGCAAGCATAGTGTCTATTGTTCATCGTCGCTCGTTAACAGCAGATATGCGGCCTAAATACCTCGCATTGGGATTTGAGATATACGACGAGTTGAAGGGAGAAATACTGCTTAAAGACCATCCGCGGATATTGATACAATATGAATCGGTGGGTAGGATAAATATGCGCGATCAGAAACTGGATTTGCTGGTTTGTGATGAAATTAATTCTATCTGCATGCAATATTTGAGTAAACTGACACGGGAAGCCAGATACAATGGCCATCGTCTAGAAGCCCTTTTCCGCAATGCAGAGAGAAGTATCCTATTAGACGGTATGCTCGACGACAAGATTATTACGGCGGTTAATGCTCTAGGCAAACGAAATTACTTTATTCTGCAAAATACCCCACTTGAATTGTATTCGCCCATTGTTAGGATAGCTGCAAAAAGAGCCACATTCGACATGGAGATTATTACAAAACTACGCGACGGGAAAAAGGTAGAGATAGTTACATCTAGTGGGCCCAAATACTGCGAAGAAATGTGTGCTTTTATTAAGGGTGCTCTGCCTAACATTAAAATATTACAAATCCATTCTGAATCTGATGATTATGATAATGCAATTGGGGATGTTGAAAACTATTGGCCTATGTTTGATTGTGTAATACGATCTCCATCCGTTGGGGCGGGAGTTGACTTCAATGCTGAGCATTTTGATTATAGTTTCGTTTACATTACTTCTTTGGGCCCGCTTGCCAATGATATACTGCAAGCAATGCGTAGATCACGAAATATAAGGACGAAAACATATTATATGCATTTTGGTAATTGCAGAACTTATATACTTCCGCGCACGTTTTCTGACGTAATTGAATATGCTGAACAGTCAATAAGCCATAAAACAAAGAATGCAATTTTGGATGAGTTCGAAGGTCGGGATGATAATGGAGATTTTAAATTCCGAAATTTAGATAATCCGTTGCTTCAGTTCGATATAAATTGTCGCGTATATCATAACAGCCAACGCCGTAACGTTATGAAAAAGGTTATCCAAGGGTTGTGTAGAATCGGCGCTAAATTCGAATTTATTGAAGAACTAAACGCAGTTGAGTCTAAAAATGTAGATTCCGCACTTAGCACCATATCTGAGAAGCTCAAATCAGTGAAGTTTAAGGAAATAGCGTCAGCCGAAGAGCTGACCAAAGAAGAGTTTTCAGAAATATGTAAGCGGCCGCGGATGACAGGCGGTGAGCGTGCCAAATTCAATAAATATATCATTAGAGCCAGATATAGATATAACGGTGAAATGAATGAAGAATGGGTAAAAAAGTACACGGATAAGAATGCTCTGTTGATGAATAAATATTTACGATACCGCGATGATCCAATAGAGGCACTTGGGATATTCAGCGAAAATGAATTGAGAGGAATGACGGACGAAGAACGGCTAGATGGGAAAAAGACCCCATATATGTATAAAGTGGCGTATGTTAGAATTCGTAAGATATTTGATTTGTATAACAAAACAGAAGAATTTCCAGTTAAAATGATGGAGTATATAAATTCGCAGATTGATAGGAAAAATGAACTTTTCGGGACTAATAAGGTTGACAAACCATCGGCTAGATACATTCTTCCTGTAGTGAATAACATTTTAATAGCGTTAGGTTATAAAATTAAGATTAAACGGGTAACAAAAAATATAGATAGAAATAATCGTATTTATGAATTTGAATTAGAAGATGATACCTTAAACTATTATAATCCAAAAGATCATAACGGATTAGACCCCTTAAAACCTAATTTTCCATAATTACAATAGCTTATAATTAGTCAAATTGGTCTGAATATTGTAAATAACACATTCGCCGCACTCGCGGACAACCTTAATTTTATTATAGGAAAAAATTGACTATAAGCAAAATGACATTTAGTCTTAAAATATGAGTATCTTTAATTGCAAGTTCTCCGCGAGTGCGGCGAATGTATTTTCAGCAGACAAAACGTTATTTAGACTACATATATTAAAACAATTTTTTATATTCTGTGTTATACACGATAAGAATATTATATAATTAAAATATTATATAAATATGATATTTATACAAAAAATGCAAACTATCAATCTAATATTTCCTAATTATAATAATTTGTCATTTTAGAACTTTTTGCGTGGGAGTCGAAGCAATAATTTTGCGAATCATTGGAACGTCTTTCGTATCTTGAGCAAAAGTTACACAATCGTAGATATGTTCTGCAATGACTTCTAATGCTGGCATTCCATCCTCATATATCATTCCGCATCTAGCACATTTATAATTACAATTTTCCATAAATTTAGTAAACCAATCATAAAAATCACTCGAATAAGTTACATCAATCGATCCCCATAACAATAATTCACGGACCTGATAGTCAATTATTATATCGTTTGCCGCTTCTATTATTATTTTGATATTTTCATAAATAGACACTTGATTAATAAATAATAATTGGCAGTGTTTATTTATTAATCCCGAACAATGTATTTTCGCCATTTCTTCCGCAATAATCGTAGATTCTGCGCCATTATATCGTATAGGCCTAATCGTATATCCATCTCGAAATATATCGCAGCCCTTTATGTGTTTTCTCGACAAATGATTCCATATTGACATTTTACCATTCTTTCCAAATATGTTTGGATGATCACATATCATAAAAGGTTTTCCATATAATTGATCACATAATATGCACCAAAAATCACCATTGCCGCATGTATCACAGCTATAATAATATACGAATAAATTTATTAATATATTTGATTTTGATGTTTCAGATGAGTATCTTTTCCTTGTTTGTTTTCTTCCGCAGCATACAATAATATTACTCATATCGAGTTCTCTATTTATTGGACGCATGGATGGATAATTTATTATGCAATGAATTTAAATATATCCAATTTTAATTTTAATAGATAAAAAATACAAACTATTGATCTGACTCAAGAAAACATTCGCGAACATGCAAACTCACCATTTCTAACGATGGCAGCCCGTCTTCATATTTTTCCCCACAATTTGTGCATTTATAATTGCATTTCATGATGAATTCAACGAACCAAGCATAAAAATCGTCCCAAAATATTGGAAAATAGCTTATTATTAAAGCATTTTCAACCTTCCTCTCATTCCACTCCGCAGAATTGTTTTTTAATCCTTCCACCACGCATTCAGTATTGATATCCATGTCCATTTGTTTTATAAATAGCAATTGGCTATAATTGTATAACAACCCTCCCCATCCAATATCCACTGATTTATAATCTTCACCATGCTTGAGTATGCAGTAGTTTGTGTAACTGATTGCTGATGATTCCCATTCGATAACACTTCCGGCCGAAATATGTTCCTTGCACAAATGAGACAAAAGATTACTATCCAACCTATGCTTGTCGAGGAATTTATATCCAACTGCAATATGATATATTGCGCCCTTGCCTAAACATATTTTACAAGAAAACCAGAATCTAGGACATAATCTGCACACAAAGTAATCAGTAAATTCCTTAATTATATTGTGTAAACAATCGTTATTGGAGCAGAATATGGTTTTCTTTACCCGGCGGCTGCAACACTCCATTTTGAGTTATGTATTAATCGATGAATAAAAAATCAATTTTCGCAATACGCGTCCGTAGGACGCTATGCGGCACTCGCTAGGGTTCTCCCGTGGCGACCGTAGGGAGCATAGCGGGAGAACACCGTCGCTTCGCGGCTGATACTGCGAACATAATTATTCGCACGCCGCTCACTGTCTGATTTCATTAAACTGTGATTGCGCCGTGCACTCATAAATATGTGCCGCAACCATTTCAATTGACGGCAAACCGTCTTCATACCTCATTTTACATCCCACACATTTATAGTTACAATTTTCTATGAATTTACAGAACCATCCGCAAAACTCAGTGTGTCCTGTTATTTTTACGCTCCCAATTAATATTAATCTGCGCTGGTGCTGGTCACTTATTGTATCCTCAACTGCTTCTATTATAGTCTCTGTATTTGAACCAGTATCTGCTTGTTTAATAAATTCTAATTGGCAGTAGTTGTTTAATAAATCCAAACAACATATTTCAGCTCTTTTTGGTTGATATCTACTCTTATACTCAATGTATCCATATGAGAAGATGGTAGAATCTTTCACGTGCTTCTTGTGCAAATGATCCCATATAAAATCTGCTGCGTTGACTACGGGCCCGCCTGAATAATGTTCTATTATAGACGAAGTCACGTGTAGTCGATCACATATCATACATCCAAAATCACTGTGTTCACATTTATCGCAAACATAATAATACATAAACAAATCAATTATCCGTTGTATGCCGGGGTATTCAAATATGTATCTCTTTTTGGTGAGCGGTTTGCCGTGGCATATAGGTATTTTACTTATTTCGCGTTCTATATCAAACGATGGCATAGGAGGCGTAAGGGGTATGCTCATAGGAGTATGCTAGATGTATAAAAAATTCAAATTTATTCCGTCGATTGCTGAACGCACGTAAGTAGATGCACCGCAACCATTTCAATCGAAGGCAGCCCATCTTCATATCTTTCTCCACACAAATCACATTTATAATTAAGACCAATAATAAACCCCTTGAACCATAAATTAAATTCCTCGCATCTTGATATATCAAATGCAGCTCTAGTTAATGCTCTATGTTCATCATGAGATTTTGTCATTCTTCCTGCCTGTTCGTCAACAATACTGAAATATGTGCCAGTATCTATCCATTTAACAAATGGTAATTGACAGTAACAATCAAGCAATTTGAAACAATTTACTAAAAGTATATTTGGTCCTGTATCATACACACATGTATAACTGTCTGTATATGAGTTATAAGAACGTTTATAACGATCTGTATGGTTATTCATCAAATGCATCCATAATTTGTCCCACCTGGATTGTTGCGCGAAATATGATGGATTATATTTTAGTACAGCTGGCTCGCTTGATCCCGCCTTCACACATAGTTCGCATACAAATTGTATTGAGCGGCATTTTTTGCATTTAAAGCGGCTAAATAATAAATTGATCAATTTAAATTTTTTGATACGTTTGCACGAATCTTCTCTCTGTGGTACCCTCATCCCGCAACAGAATACATTATCAAATGAACTGACGCTACACGACATACATTAATATGCTATGCATATAAAAAAATCAATTTTCGCAATACGCGTCCTACGGGCGCTATGCGACACTCGCTAGTAGCTACGCTCCCTACGGTCGCTGCGCCACGTTCGCTAGGATTCGCCGGAGGCAAATCCGTCGCTCACTGGCTGATCTTGCAAACAAATTCCTGTCGATCTTAGCAAAAAATAAAAACATGACAAACCAAGTTACCTATACTAATGGCGAGAAATTTACCGGAAAATAAAATTAATTCGCTTGTATTTATGCAAGACCAGCCGCAAAGCGAAGAAAGATCGAAGATCTTTCAAGCGAGCGAACGTAGTGACCGAAGGTCACGTAGTGTTTAATTAATTCAGCCGTACTCTATGCCGATATGCATTCGTGAATGTGTTTGAACACAA